GTATTGGCTCAAAGCCTAGCATTACGGCGCACAAGGCTTTGCTCGATATTCCAGTATCATCGCCCAGCGACCACTTGATCGCCCGGTGTATTGGCGTGTTCGGTACTTGCTCCTCAGACATCACGCCCCCTATATAGCTGGCTAGCCCATAGTGCCTGTTTGGTAGTATGCTCTACTCGCTTAATAATGCCTCTGGCTGCCGCACGTTTGAATGTTGCGCCAAGGGGAGAGTAGTCGCTCAAGCCGTAACCTGAGCTCTCTAGGAATACAATCAGCATATCCGATACAATGTACTGGTTGTCCCTAGCTAGTGCTTCAAGTAGGCGGTCGGAAGCCTCTCGCCATTCTTGTGATTTACCATTCATTATCTACCAGCTCCGTTTTTCTTGGCTAATACCATCAAAGCATTGCCAAGCTCATAAAGCTCGTCAGCGCTCCATATACCAAAGTGGTTGCTGAATAGTTGGAGGTATTTACTAGCCGTTAAGTGCTTCGGATCAACCATTGCGCTAACTTCATCGCCTGACATCCATACCATAACTCCGTTGCTGTGTATGGTAAACTTCTCGCCATGCTTGTTACTCCATGTATGGGAGTCAAGTTTTTCAATTTCAGCGGCTACGTCTTCTGGTGTATATTCAAGCATTACTTACCCCTCGCACTATCTATTACAGCGATTACGAGCAGGGCAGCCCAAGCCATAAGAAGCGCTATTTGAATAACTAGCGTCCACTCCATCATTACTTCCTGCCTTTCTTAAGTTGCCTTAGCGCAGCGTTGATGGCTGCGTCTGGGTCTTTTAATAAAATGGTGCGCCTGCCGCGCATTGCTGGGCTTATCACTCCAGCGTCATCTAGTAGGGTTAATACAGCGAGAGCCTTACCGAATCCCCATTTAAAGCGCCGGGCGATAAAAGCAACGGTGGGTTGTTTGTGGGCTATAATTTCGCGCACAACACCTGCAACCTCGTTCTTATCAAGTGGCTTCTTAAATACGTCGGTGTAGGCTCTCATGGCGCTACTTAACTACTTTGACTTTGATTGGTGTACCGGCGGTCTCTTTTGGCTCTGCGCCGTAGACCTTACAGGCTTGCTCGTCGGCAGTTCGGTATATACCGGCTACCTTTACCATTTTGTCGAAGTCAGGCTTTTCTAGACCTCGCAAAAAATCGAGGCACTCGTCGTAGCTAACACTTTCAAGTGGTAGCTCCAAAAGCTCCTCGACATTATCGGACTTTTTACTAAATAGACCTCGTAACATTGTGTCCTCCATTCCTTCACAATTACTTTACCTCTTGAGTATATACCAACGGTATACCGTTAGTCAAGCATTTAAATATTTAATTATTCTCTTGGTTATTTCCGGGGTTATACCAGTACTCCAGCTCGTTTTGAATAGGGGCTGGTTAGGGTAAAAGTCTGCGTCATCGTCCAGTATTGCATAGCGATAATGTTTGCCAACCATGTTTTTTAGTAGCCATGCCTGTACCTCAGCTCCTCGAAAATACTCGCTCCCTCGATCGGTTATATCTATGAAGTCACAAACCTTTTCTCTTACATGAGCCCTTGAGCTTTCATTATAGCGCCAGGTCGACGATAGCACTACGTCGCAGCCGGTCTCTTTGATTATGCGCTGGACCAGAGCCGCTAATTTAGGATCAATACCTATAAGCCCATCGTGCCTTTGTACAGTGCCCTTACAGTTAACCACGCCATCAATGTCGAGAAAAAGTATTTTTGATTTCATAGTAAACCAATAAGCCAGCTTACAAACGCCACCATTAGTACGATCGCTGCCTTGATCATAAGGTACATAACATAAAAGACAGCGACCACAGGGGCTACTATTGCTAGTAGAAATGCGATCATTCTGCACCGCCTAGCACGTTCTCTTTGTAATATTGGCGTGGTGGTTTGCCGTTCATAAGCGCTTTAGCCATATATTTTTGTGATATGCCCTTACGTTCCGCGTATTCCAGTAGATCTACAAAGCCAGCCTGCCCATTTACGTTTATAAACTCCTCGGCTTTGCGTACCCAGTATGCTTGGTATTTACCAAAGCCAAACTTTACGAGCTTATCTTGCAGATATAGCGCAGTCGCTCCGGTCACCTGTTTAACCTTCTCCACGAACTTATATGTACCCTCTTTTACCATTTTGCAAATTGTAGCAAAGTACCGGGAAGGGTGTGCCTTCTCCCTAGAGGTGGCGATCATCTTTGCCCATTCGCTAGCCTTACCCATGCGCTCCAGTTTTTTCTGAACGCTGCGGTAAAAAGGTAAGTATGCCTGGTTGTCTATCAGGTCGACTGCTTCCCCTATGTGATTGAGCATCGTTTGCTTTCGCTGTTCGCTAACGCTGTAAGACATTATTAACCCTCCATTCCTTGTCTGGTCTTCAATATACCGCTTCTTAAATTACAAAGCAAGTCGGTCACGCTTACTGGGGATAAACCTGGGGAACATGGGTATAAGTCGGGTTGGTTTCTATATAGTATATAAATATGTTTTATAAACATTTCTATATAGTATGTAAAAGCCGGGCAAAAAGAAAAGACCCCCATTGCCGCTAGAGGGGTCTTTCGTATAAGTGGATGCTAGCTGCCATTAAGCAGCTCAAGGCGATTATATCAAATTGACTAGTTTTTTAAAGCGGTATTTGTGAAACTCTTTTTTATTGGCTAGTGCGCCGTTCATGTATACTGGCAGAAATTCGTCGGGCTGGTATTGGTAGTAGTGGGTTTTTATTTTGTTTATCATGGTTGTATCTTAGCACACGCGACACTATTTGTCAATAGCCAACAGGTTGAGAGAAAGCAAAAAGCGCACCGTAGTGCGCTTGCCGAGTGAATGGAACTCTAACCACATAGAGCGTCTTACTACACTAGTGACTACGGAGCACTATACCATAATCGCCTGTGTGCTACCACCACCCGTTTTCTCTTTGCTGAAGCGTACAGCACCGTAATATGCAAAGGCTGCGGCTTCGGTAGGGTCTGACTGTATATCGGCATTCATGCTAGCATAGCCGAACATACCGTCTCGCCCAATATCACGACGCTTCACTGTTTTGATTGATACATTTAGTGCCGGTTGGTTGTAATGGGTCAATAGGCGGTTCTCTACCCCATCATTAAACGCTGCGTAAGCCGCCCCTGCTTCTTTTACGTTCGGGGTTAGTATCTTTTTACTAATCCTGCGTTCAGAGCGCACCAGCTCCTCGACAAGTAGTTGTGTGCCACTTGCGCCGTCAATGATTATCTTTTTACACTTGCGCCAACGGTTCTTTTCTAGTAGCCACCTAGTAAGCCATGCAGTACCGGCGGATCGGGGCTTGCGCTCAATAAGCTCAATATGCACCAGGTTATTCGGCATCAGTACCCCAACCGCTAATGATACAGCGCTACCGTCGGGAGCAAACTTCACTGCGTAAACTAATATCGGCTCTTCAGGAAGCGTTACCTTCTCCACTCCTAGCGGTAGCCATTGGTCGTCGGTAAAAGCTCGCTGGGTCTCAACCCCTGCCACCCAGCCAAGGCGCATTTTGTTAAACGAGTCGATAGCCATCTGCCCGGCTTCTTTTGCTACCGCTTTCGGTATCAAGAAATAACCGAGGCTTGGGTTTGCGTAGTACCATGCGTCCTGATCGGTTGGATCGGTTATATGCTCCACGCTCCACTCCTGCCAGCAAACGTCGACTACTTTGCCCTCTAGTACTTTACGGCGCATACGGATAAATACTGTACCCTTACTGTCGCCGGACGGTGGCGTACCAGCGCGGATCGTTTGGTGGGCTTGGTTCTTACCGGCTGAAATAGTTGGCAGCAATGCTTCCTGTTGAGCGTCAGTCTCTTCCTGGGCTTCGTCGATTATCAGCACGTCGTTGGTGCTACCAAGACCGCTAGTACGCGTTCGAGTTTGAAACACGCAGCGCCCACGATTACGGAGCTCTACATAGTCAAGGCTCTTCGGGTTCTTATCAAACTCGTCGGTCATCATGTCGCGGATCTCAGTCTCAGCCTCATAAAAGAATTGCTGGACGCGGCGTTTGATCTCTGCCACCGTCTTATCACTCTGGGCTGTGTAGATAAGCGCTTCTCCGAGGAATATCATGCCACCAATAATTCTAGCGATTAGGAGCTCAGTCTTTCCGTTCTGGCGCGGTACGAGTAAGCCACAGTCGTCGTTTACCCATACCCAGTTACCGTCGTCATCTTTCTCGACCGCCATCCACCTGTATAAAATAGCTTTTTGCCAGGGCAGTAGCACAATACCGTACGCTTCAAGTAGCCGTATAGTTTTATCGGCTAGCCATATATCGCCGTTACGGTATATATCAACACGAGGTTTTTGGTTGCCGCGTCTCTTAGCCATTGTCGCCCTCTACGTCCTCTATCGTTACGCGAGACCTGAAACTAGTATGGCGCGCTCCCCCACCGTTTTGATGCGGTCGCTTCTTTATTTCTGGCATATCGCCCATTAATTTACCCAG